TTTGCTACATTAAAAGAAAACCTTATCGAATATACTAAAACGTATTTCCCAAATACCTATTCGGATTTCAACGAAGCATCTCCGGGTATGGTATTCATCGAACAAGCGGCAGCTATCGGTGATGTATTGGCTTTCTATCAGGATACACAATTAAAAGAATCAATGTTAGCACACGCTTCTGAAAGAAAAAACGTTGTTGCATTGGCTCAAACAATGGGATATAAACCAAAAATATCAACACCGGCGGTAACAACATTGACTGTGTATCAGCAAGTTCCAGCCGTTGGTAGTGGTAGTTCAAATATACCAGATGAATCATATTGCCTTAGAATAAAAGAGGGTATGGAAATATCTTCTAATACCGATTCTAATATTATTTTTAGAACAACCGATGTAGTTGATTTTTCTTTAAAAACCGATAGAGAAGTTGATGTACAGGAAAGAAATACAGTTACGGGAGAGCCAACATTCTATTTATTAACTAAAAAAGTAAAAGCAATATCTGCTACTGAAAAAGAACAATCATTTGCATTTACATCATATCAAGAATATCCAAAGGTAACAATAACCGATGATAATATAATTGAGATATCATCCGTAACATCAACTAATGGTACAAAGTGGTACGAAGTTCCGTATTTAGCACAAGAAAGTATTTTTATTGAAAGAGCAAATACTGAATCAAATGGCGGAGAATTGAGTTCCTCATCATCGATAGTTCCGTATATTTTAGAAATACAAAAAGTTCCATATAGATTCGCAGTAAAAGTAAATTCAGATAATACATTAGATTTACAATTTGGAAGTGGAAATACTGAAGCAGGATATGAAGATGAAAGAATCCTTCCAAATACTAAAAATGTAGGATTAGGATTAGCAAATTCAGTTAGTAGATTGAATCAAGGAATAGACCCATCTAACTTTTTGAAAACAAATACGTTTGGAGTAGTACCGACAAATACTACTTTAACTGTTAAGTATTTAGTTGGTGGTGGAGTTTCATCTAATATAAATTCAAACGAATTAAATAGAATAACTAGAATAGAATACGAAGAAGATTTAGTATCAGTAGAAAACCCAACCCTATATTCATTTATGAAAGAATCAATTGCAGTTAACAATGATGAACCTGCGGTTGGTGGTAGAGGTAGTGAATCTATTGAAGAAGTTAGACAAAACGCTTTAGCAAATTTTGGAGCTCAAAATAGAGCAGTAACAAAAGAAGATTATGTAGTTAGAGCATTATCATTACCGGAAAGATATGGTAGTGTTGCAAAAGTTTATGTTTCACCTGATGGTGAGATTGATAATAATTCTCCTTCATCAATTCTTGCATCTCCAAAAAATATAGCAGAATTCGTTGGAGTTGTAGAGAGCATGAAAGATAAATCTACAAGTGAAATTCAAAAAGAATTAGTTAAATATCTTTCCCAAAAGAAAACAGCAATAGCAGAAGTAAATAATCCATTTGCTATTAATATGTACGTTTTGGGGTACGATGAAAATAAAAATTTAACTCAATTAAATCAAGCAGTTAAACAAAATCTAAAAACCTATTTAGGCGAATATAGAATGTTAACCGATGCAGTTAATATTATAGATGGATTTATAGTAAATATAGGGTTGGATTTTGAAGTAATTTGTTATTCAAATTATAATAAGAGAGAAGTAGTTGCAAATTGCTTAACTGAATTACAATCATATTTTGAAATAGAAAAATGGACATTTAATAAACCAATAAACATTTCCGAAATAGAATTAATATTAGCAAATGTAGAAGGCGTTATGAGTGTACCATCGGTTAGAGTTTACAATTTGTGTGGTGGTGATGGTAATTACTCACCAAACAAATATAATATAGATGAGGCTACTAAAGGTAAAATAGTTTATCCATCTTTAGACCCGTGTGTATTTGAAGTTAAATATTTAAATAAAGACATAAAAGGTAGGGCATTATAATGATTAGATTTTTTACAGCATCTTTTGATGCAAGTGTATATCTTCAACAACCCGACCAAAATGCGGGCAGAGATGAAGTATTGGAGGTTGGAAAACTATACTATGGTGATAGTAAAGACGTTTGCCGAACTCTAATTAAATTTAACACAACTTCTATTTCCGCATCAATTGTAAGTGGAGAGGTAAGTGGAAGTTGGAAGGCTTATTTAAATTTAAAATCAGTACAGGCCGAAGAAATTCCATTAGAATACACAATCTATACCAACGCAGTTTCTCAAAGTTGGTCAATGGGTACGGGTACTAAATTCGATAATATAACATCTGATGGCGTTAGTTGGAAATATAGAGATGGGATTAATAGTTGGCAAGATAATACAATAGCAGGAACTGCTACATTTGATGTTGGTACAACTGGTTCAGCAAATGCTGAAGGAGGAACTTGGTACACCGCATCGGAAGCATCGCAATCATTTAGTTATGAAGAATCCGATATTAGAATAGATGTTACCGAAATAATAAAACTTTGGAATAGCGGTTCTACAAATGGAGGATTTGATAATAATGGATTTATAATACATCATAGCTTAGAAAATGAGAGCGATACAGCTGATTATGGTTTATTAAAATTCTTTTCAAAAGAAACCAATACTATATACGAACCAAAATTAGAATTGGTTTGGAATGACCAAATAATATCAACGGGTAGTTTATCTCCTGTAACGGGGTCTGCTTCGGATGATGATTATAAAGTTGTAATTACAAATTTAAAATCTAAATATCCAACCAATTCTATTACTAAAGTAAGATTGAAAGGCAGAGATATATATCCTTCAAAATCTTTCGGAACTACATTCGAATATGCACAAACCAAATATTTACCAACTACAACATACTATCAGTTAGAAGATTATAAAACCGGCGATATTATATTTCCATTTGGAGAATATACAAAAGTTAGTTGTGATAATGAAAGTAATTATTTTAAAATGGATTTATCAACTTTACCAATCAATAGAACTTATAGATTGAAAATTAAAATAGTTGAAGATGGTATATCTACTGTAATAGATGATAGATTTACATTTGAAATAGAATAATAATGAACGGATTAACGCCATTAGAAACAATAGCACAAAAGCTAGAAGAAAAAAGAAAATCTGAATTAGAAACCATATTAAAGGTATCTGGTTCTTCTGCTATTGCCAGAAATGAATATGGTATAACTGTTGTTGATGAAACCAATGTAGCATCATCATTGGCGTTTAAAACATTGGTAAAGCCAAAGTACGATGAGGTTGAAATTAAAAAAGCCATCAACGTTGAAGTTAAAGAACTTAGACCAGATATTCCAAAACCAAATTTAGATTTAGTACCAAAACCATTATATGATGATGAGGTTAATACTAATGCGGATTTGAGAAAAGAAAATGAAGATTTAACTAAGCAGGTTGAAGATTTAACACAAAAGGTAGCTGATTTAGAAGTTACTGTAAAAAGTGAAATAGATAATAGATTAACGATAGAACAAACAAATGATGCGTTGGTTAATCAATTGAATACCTTAACACAAACAATTGATGATTTTACAATACAAATTCAAACATCATTACAAAAATCAGTAGAGGAAGGAATTCTTAGAGCATCTTTTCAATCTCAAAATACTGGATTTAAAGCTCAGATTCAAGCATTGATTAAACAAATCGATTCATTAAACTCAATAATTGAAGGGTTACAATCTCAATTGGGAGCAGTACAAAATCAACAAGCAATTGTGCAAGGAACACAAGCACAAGCGCAAGCGGCAGGAGCAGATGTTATTAACGAAGTTGCTATTGTTAAATTAGAACCGGAAGAAGATACCAATCAACCAAAGATATGGGCTAGATTTAAATCAGGCGGTGGTTCACAATGGAAGAACGGAAAATCACTAAGTATAACTAATAACGATAAAAAAGAAATAACAGTTAAGTTAACAAAAACCAACCCATCGGGCGGTAAGGATTTCTATTCAATACCATCTACATCATTTACAATGGCAGCCGGTGAAAATAAAAGTATAGATTTCACTTTAACAGAAAATACAGTTGGTGGGTTAGATTCGAGAAAGAAGGGTGGATGGTTCGGAGGTAATACTGGCTCAAAAGATTATAAAGGTGGTTCATTAAAAGTAACAATTACACGTGCTGATGGAACATCGAAAGATAAAACATATGATGCTGGATTTGGAAAATATCACCCCAATTCATACTAATAAATAAATTATGAGTATTACAAAATACACAAACTTCGATTCAATCGACATAAATAAATCCAATCAAGGTGAATTTTTGATGAAGGATGATAGATTTATTGTCACAAAAAACGAAGTAGAAGATACCGATTTTGGCGATTGTAAATACGATGTGATGGAAGTATCCGTTTATGATATAAACAATAATCTTCTTCCACATAAAACAGGTAATAATGTTGCTTATATTAAAACGGGCGATATTAAAAATTACCTATATAACCTTACTAATAAAGGTGGTCAAAACGAATTAGCAATTGATATTGAAAAATTATTAAATGATTTAGGATTTACAAATGGTATTCTTAAAGTTATAATAAACTTTGTAAGAAATAGAGTTGGAACTGATAATGAATTAAGTAGATTTTGGATACAAGAGATATCTCCATCGAGAGAAGAAATTCGTGTACTTCCACTAAAAACTAAAGATTCTACAATTAACAAAAGAACTGAAAAAGAATTTGAAAATATAAATAATCTAAATAAAGATTTTAAATATTATAGAAAAAATATATTAGATGCATTGGACTCATTTGAGGTCACATATTTGGATTCAATTACCGATGCTATGATTGCCAGATTTGGTAAGGATTTCTTATCAGTACTTAGAAAGGACTTTGGACTATCTGATTTTGATGGATTTAAAAAACGAATATTTAGAGATTTTAAAGATAGTGTAACATATTGGGTAACTAATAAAAACAATAAAGTTGCCGAATCTAATTTTGGAAAACCATCTGCGATTAGATTTGAAGATTGTGAACAATATGATTTTAGTAGATTATTAGGTGAGATGTATTCTATATTAAGAAATTGTATAGATTATCATACTAAAACTTTAAAAAGGAGAGATATAGCTATAACAACTTTACCAAAAGAATTTGAAATAACTCAACTTAAAAAAGACGTTAAAGATTTAGTTGGAAACATTACTATCAATGAAAACAAAGTTAGAAATGTATATAATCCTATCAATGTAGAATTGAATCCAAAAGGTACACAAATAATAAATCCACCAATTAAAATAAAAGAAGAACCACCAATTAAAATACTTCCAATAGAATTACCAACTACTCCGGTAGAATCAGAACCAACTCCTATTAAAGTAATTGAACCAACGGTAGAACCACAACCGGCTCCAATAGAAACTATAATACCAACGCCATCATATGGTGGAGGTGGTGGAGGTGGATATATTTACGATGGTAGAAACTTCGATGGCGGAATGGGTAGAGAGCAAACATATTTAAGTGATGCAAATCAGAGGGAAAATATACAATAGGATATTTATACTAAACAATACAGAGTGATACAAGCTTTAGATAATATTTTTGGAGGAGAACGCACATTACAATCATATGATGGTAATGGTGGTTATGAAGTATTTCCATCATATGGTGGAGGTGGAGGTGGCGGCGGAGGTTATACTCCACCTGTAACACCAAACCCAACATACGTTCCATCACAGCCAACAATTTCAATTACGGGTACAAACACTAAAATCAATTTACTATCAGAAAATGGTGTTGTTGAATTTTTAGAGAATGGTATATCTTTGGGATATGCCGAATCAACATCTGCTAATTACTCACCATCATCACGATTTACAGGTGTTAAAAAATATGAAGTAGTTAAATCTGGCTTCAATTCAAAGCAATATTATGAGGTAAGTATTACAAAAAAATATCAACCAATTGCTACTACATCCGTATCGTATGTAAATGATTATCTTAGTTATTTAAACATAGGGCCAAATATTGGTATGAATGGGTTCTATGGTAATCAAGGTTTTAATAATATATACGGAAACTATTATACTCCTAATTACAACTATAATATTCGACCAACTGTAACTGCAATCGATTACAATTACACCGAAGTATTGACTATAAACGAATATAGATTACAATCGGATGGTAGTTATAAATTAGAAGATACTAAAATGATGGATACCGATAATGGTACAATATCATTGAATTTTAATTTAGAAACAATAGTTAAATCTGCTGGAGATGGTTTAATACCGATTGATACAAACGAAGTAATTCCAATCGTTGAATATGAGATTTTATTTTCTTCAAATTTTAAAAATGAATTAAGTACTAATGTAATATTAGATTATGTAATATTCTCGTTGGATGGTAATATATTAGAGCAAAGTTCATTAAATTTAGGAGATGGAAATGTATTAAAACAATTACCATTAAATAATTTAAATGGTAGAGTTGATTTTAGTATAAGATACAATGCTTTACCAACTGATTATAGATTAACTAATATATACCAAACAACAAATACTTCTAAATTAATAGGAGTAGATAATGCTGATTTTAGTAGATGGAGTACTCAAAATTCTTCGTTCTCATTACCAGCAGAACAACTAAAATCGGGTATATCAATTGTAACTTTATTTGAAAAGGAAACGCAAGTTGAGGCACCCACTATATCGATAGATACATTACAATATAGTGTACAAGTCAAAGATTCGGATACTGAAAAGGAAATAAGTATTCCATTCAAAGTATCTAATACCGATAACGTAAGAATTTATATAGATGGTAAAGCGGATACATTATTAGTTCCTGCTTCCAATGGATTTGTAACATTATATTTTCAAAAAGATTTTTCGGAAGTATATGGTACTAAAAAAGTAATATTAGTTGCGGAAAGTGCTCAATACGGAACGGGAAATTCAGTAACAGCGTTAGTTACATTCACAGCTGTAAATGATTACCCATCTATAACGGAAATAAAATATCCACAAAATATAGATGTACCATCGTTTTCGGATTTTAATATTGAATACAAAGTAGAATATACATCATTTTCAGTAACAACTGTAGATGTAGATTTATTATTGAAAGATAAAAGTAGAATAGGTTTATTTAAAAACTTAAATCCAAATGGAGAAGTTTTAATAAACATAAAAACTCTAAGAGAAAAGTTTCCGAATTGGGCAGATAGTGATAATGTAACTTTGGTATTTAAACCATTTAATAGAAGTGGCGCCGAAGAGCTTATTGGCAATGAATACGAAGTAACAACTACGTTGGGTTTACCGGCATTCCAATTTGATGAGAATATATTTTCAACTGTTATATTTGATGCATTTGCAGAAAAGTTAAGTGTAGTTGAACCTGAAAAAGAAAGTAAATATTTATCTCACTTAACAAACTTTGGTAATGATGAGCAAATATTAATTTCTTCTTGGGAAAATGATGATTGGACTTTATCGGATAAAGAAACGGATGAAA